GAACGGTTACGACGGACTTCATGCTTTAATCTTAAGAAGGTCCGCTGCAGTAATACCTAATCTTTTTAATGTACTTTCCATATCACCGCCAACTTTAATTTGACCTTTTGATCCTTTTAAGTTTTTAAGTTTGTTAGCCATTGCTAAAGTAATCTTCTTGCCCATTTAAATCGCCTCCAAGGGGGTTGTAATGTGTTTCATGTGTGTTTGGTCATTAAGGTTATTTAGACAGCTGCTCAAGCTGTTTCTGAAGGGTGCTTTGATATTTATTTACTACAGAGTCAATAGGTAATTCAGACATCTCTGTACCTCCAAATGATTTAGTTTTTTTCTTTAACCAAGGCATAGTACGTGAGCTATATACTTCTAACATAGTAAAGAATTCATTTACATTAGTTTCACCTTTACCAACACTCTTTGCTATCTCTTGCATATAATCAGCAAAATCTAATTCCTTACCTTGCTCAAATCCCATCTTACGATACATAGTATGTAACTCATTATGAGGATCCTTTTTCATTATACTTAAATTTTTCCTAACCCCAGAGCTTTGTAATTTTAATTTCTTCATATGTTCCATCAGATTAGCAGCAACCATAGTATCTTGTGCTACTTCATTTAAGAATAAATTACCAGTCTCTTTGTTGCCAAATAAATGATGCCACTCTGTACCTTCTCCAGCAAATTCTTTAAAGCTTTTTTTAAGCTCATTTCGATTCATAAAAAAAACATGCTTAGCATCTTTATCGAGTAAATTTAAAGAAGCATGTTCAAGTGTAGTCCGTCTGTTAGTTTTTAAATTCTTTTCAGCACCTTTTAACGGATCACGTTTAACTCCTTTTAATCTTTCAGCTTGAGGTATATCAGATATTCTATCTCTAACTTTTTCTAAACTATTTACTTTATCTATACCTCTTTTTAAAACATCTTCTCTATGTAAAAACTTTTTAAGATTAGGTGAGTTAGCAAATTCTTCTGGTTTTATATATTTATATTTTTTATTCAAAGCTTTATAGTTAGGGCTTTTAGCTAATTCTGTAGCTACATCTTTACCTGATTTAACTATTTTAGTTAAGTGTTGTGGTACTGGACCCATACCACCACCAGTATCATAAACCATTCTAGCTACACTACCCGGAGGTGCGTTTTTAAATGCAAACTCTGTAGCTTCAGTTGCTAATCTTCCGGCAGCCTTTGGAGCTTTCTTAAGTGCTCCTACACCTGTAGCAAGTTCACCAGCTCTGACAGTCCATTCACCTAAGCGAGGGTCTATACCCATACGCTCAGCTGCAGCTCCAGCTAGTTTACTACCATAATGAAATGGAGCATCTAATACTTGTAAACCTTGTTTAATTCCGGGTAGATTAGCTACGGTACCTACACCTTGTAAGACTTTACCGCCAGCACGTAAGATGTCATCTCCTATACCTTCTTGGTCTTGTGAAGCAGCTTGTAAACCACCTACAATGTTACGACCAACATCCTCTACCTTATCAGCAAAGCGTGAACCTCTTAATCTGGTTTGACCCATTTCAAAGGCCATGACATCCATCTGTTCTTCATCGACGTAGTTCATTAATCATCCTCATCCTTGTCAGCAGGTTTGAATGAAATCTTAGGATTTGAAGCGTCTCCTATATTTTTCAATCCTTCACCTAGTTGAGTACCAATAGTTTTTTCCTCAACTGGATCATCTGTGGTCCATTCTTTAGGTGTGTCGCTACCGTCAGTAGGATCTTGATATTCAGGGTTTTTATCCATTTCTGCTTGTGCTAATCTTTTAGCATTAGCTTCATCCCACGCTCTACGCTGGCTACGACCCATAACACCTAACGGTAAACCTGTAGCTGGATCTATAGTAAAGACATTACTTTTTACTAAAGGAGAATCTGTACCCATTGTATCTTCATACACTTGAGAAACATTAGCGTTTCTAAAAGCTTCTTTGAAGTTAGTTGTATATGAATGGTTTGTATATGCATCTACTTTTTTAACAGCAGCATTAGCATTCATTATTTTAGCTCTTTCAGTTGCTACAGTTTGATCAAATATAGCTAATCTTGTATTACCTTCTTCATCTATATCACTTGTAAAAGCTTCTCCTAATTGAGTACCAACAGTTGTTTCAGTTGTCTTTTCTTCTTTTTCTTTTGGATCTTCTGTGGCTATCTCGTTTTGAGTTGTTCCATCATTTATACCCGGAATAGTTATTCCTTCTCGTCGTAAATCGTAATCAGTTATTTCTCCTGATAGATACTGTCTTTTTAATTCTTCTTCCTCTTCTTTTCGTCTTAGAGTTTCTTTATAAAGCTTTTGCTCATACTTATCTTGTTCAGTAAGTGCAGCATCTATTTTCCTACCACGTTTATCTCTTTTAACTTTTGTTGATGGATCTCCTTTTAGATTTGTAGTTAAGTTTTCCCACTTTTCAGCTATAGTAGCTGGTCGTTTCCATTCTCTTGGCATAATTAATTAATGTGTGATAAAATTAGTTCCTCCCTATACGGTTTGTATCCAAACGTATCTCTCATCCAGTCCCTCCAGTGTCTACTACCTTTCTCCTGATTACATCTCCTACACGCTGGTACCATATTCTTTGTAATTGTTTCTCCACCGTTGCATTTAGCTTTAACATGATCGAGTGTAAGTTGATTAATTTCATAATGGTTTCCACAATAAACGCATTGACAATTAAAGTGCTCTTTAACAGCTCTTCTCCAGAGCTTCTTAGCGTCAGGACTTGTCATGGTTATTAGATTGTATAGATAATGTTTAGGGGTTGGTAGTAGGGGTGTCATCCTTTGGCTTTACCTCGGTTTCTGGCTCGGTTTTTTGATTGGGCTTCAAGTTTTGTGCCTCCACTTTGTTTATGCGAGACATCCAACTTATCACCATTGCCATAGGTTCCTCTCCGTCGGTTTTCTTTGTTTAATGCAGTTCTCTTACTTATTTGAGTTGGGCTGCTATTAAACTTTTTTTGATAAGAATTCTTCTTAGCTCTTGCCTTAGCATGAGATCTATAGTACTTCGTGCTTAGACTTGCCATATAATCTCCGTTGTACAAGGTCTGGGTCGATTTTAGGCATTACAGCTGCCAATTTATCCAATGGATTACCTTCATAAGCAACACCACTGATATCATTTTTAACTAGCCAATCACAGGCTGCTTTTAATTCATGAGCGGAAGCTTCTCCACTCTTTATTCTTTTAAGGAATTCAGTTGTAACGAGCCGATGTAGCTCGTTAAACTGTTCTTCCGTAGCTCTTTTAGCCATTATGTGCCGGGAAATAGTTGTTTCTCTATAATTTCTACAGCCTTATCGTCTAAGGTATTGTCAGTAGTGGAAACAAGCTTTTTCAATACATCAATTAGCAATCTTTTGACTGATGTTGATGTAGCAAACTTGATAAGGATGGGTTTAATTAGTAGAATCATTTACTTTAGTGGGTTGTTTAGGGCAATTGTACTCTTTAGCTTTCCAAGGAAGTGTAAATCCTTCGACTGGAGTACATTCTTTTTTTAAATACTGCTTAACTGCAGCTTTCTTTTCTTTTTCATACTTAACTATAGGGACAACATCGTTACACATGCTATAAACACGTGTACCTTCAGCTAACATAAAACCTTTTCGTTGAAGTTCAGCACATCTCAGCATACGAGTTAGCTCATAATCAAGCCTCATCTTTTCTTCTTGTCGTTTTGCTATCTTTCTGCACTGTTCTAAACCTCTACGGTCCAAAGGAAACATAAAGTTAACTTGTCCTCCCCAGTTTTCTGATATTGTATAGGTTCTTTGGTTCATATTTTCATCAAATGGAACCGTATGATTACCCATATAGAAGGGGCTGAACGTCATCGTAGCCCCATTACAGCTAACCCCAGAACCGTAGTGCTGCCTTGAAGGAGCACCATTGTTCTGGAATTGAACCGCTTGATTTGTCACATTTCCAGTCGCTGCTGCAACGGGATTTGAGGTATTATTTGTCTCTCCTTCTGCTTTAGCAGGTGCTATTGCGAGAAGACTGACAATGAGACAGTAGTAGAGTCCGTTTCGATAGTTCTTTCTATTTCTGTTAGTTCTATCACCTGACTCGCTGCTCTCGATACTACTTCTAGTGAGAAGTCTGAACCGGGAGTTGTTAAAGTAAAGATTGAATCGGTGTCTACTATACCTCCAGAGCTTGCTGATGTGTGGGTTATGTTGTCCCCAGACCATTTGTTTAACGCTGCTCCATAGGTTGTAGTGGTGATCTCTTCTGTTATTTCTTGTGTGGTTGTTGTTGTACTGTTCATCGACCCCTGCGTGAAGTTTGGGGTTACAATTTCTGCTCTCGCTACCGTGGGTGATGCCAGTAGGAAGAGTAAAAGCCATTTCTTCATCCTTCCTTTTTTTTAGCCATAGGACAATTTACTGGACCTTTGTTTTTATTGTTGCCTGTAGTTAGGCCAAAGGTCGCTAGTGCTCCAGTAAATACACTAGCAACGAACGTGATATCAGAATTACCTGATTTTTTAACCATAGGTATTTCTACATAGTTCATCGTGATGATAAACCCGGACCAGACGACAACGCCAAGTCTAACGAATGTACCTAAGATTTGTATCTGATGTTCTTGATCCTCTGCTGCATCCTTCAGCTTACCGAGGAGTCCCTTTTTTTCTTCTTCTGGCGGTTTTCCTTCCATTTATCTACTTTTTTCTGTAGGAACTTTTGGATTTGTTTCTTTAATTTATCAAATAAAGGAGTAGCTAAGGTGGTAGTGGCTACAGCTGCAACAGCTGCATAGGTAGCAGTAGCTACGACTTCTGCACTAGGTAATGGTAAGTCAATCTTAACAACAGGTACTCTAAGAGTAGGTTGTTCAGTCGTTGTTGTTTCCTCTTCTTCTGCTGGTGCTTCCTCTAATTCTACTCCAGCTGGAGCTTGTAGATTACCCGGAGGTATTACAATAGGAGGGAATACTGGCATATTAGCAGTAGGAGGCTCTAAAATCATATCTTTAAATTCTAAAGCATCTGAAGTTGGAAGTTTAGATTTTATGGATGGGATTTCCATTTAGGCGTGAGCATCATTAGTTACTAATGTTTCTAGTGACTCACGAACTGCTTCTTCTGTTATTGATTTGGTCTCCAGTTCGTTAATTTGGTCTGTAATTACATCACGGATGATAATTGATTTTAATTGTTCAGTTATATGATTTTTAACCTCAGTGGTTAACTTATCACGGAACTCAATTAAGTCAGGATTATCTGCGTACTGAGCGTCTATTTTATCAATAGCTCGCGTGTAGTTGTCTATATTAATTTGGTAATTTAGAATCTCATCATTGCGAGGTTCAAGAGCTGCTTGAAGAATTTGAAGTTTGTTCATAAAAGATATTAATAGAATTAAGAAGTAGGTCTAAAGGCAACATCATCACAAGTACCTGTCGGTAAAGTTGAAGGATCTGAGTACTTAGTACCGAAACCTGAACCTGACCACGGATACACACTAAGGTAAGGAGAACCACCATGTCCTACAGCTATGGCTGTTCCATCAGGACTAAAATCGACTTCTTTGCCATCAGATGGCGGTAAGGTTGAAGGGTCTGAGTACTTAGTACCGAAACCCGAACCTGACCACGCATACACACTAATGTAGGGAGAACCCTCGTGTGCTATTGCTAGGTTATTCCCATCAGGACTAAAGGCAGCACCGAAGGCAATACTTGGCACCGCTGTTGAAGGATCTGAATACTTACTACCAAAACCACTAGACCACGCATATACAGTAATCCAAGGAGACTGATAATGTGGTACTGCTAAAGTATTCCCATCAGGACTCCATGCAGGTCTTCCGTAGGCATCATTTGGCACCGATGATGAAGCATCTGAGTACTTAGTACCAAAACCTGAACTCCAAGCATACACACGAATAAAAGGAGAATCCCATTCTGATATTGCTATGTCGTTTCCACTAGGACTAAAGGAAACACCGAAGCCAGTGTTCCCTACTCCATTCGAAGGGTCTGAGTATTGAGTACCAAAACCTGAACCTGACCACGGATACGCTGCAACGTAAGGAGAACCATAATGTGTATAGACTATGTTGTTTCCATCAGGACTAAAGGTAACAGAAGTTCCATGAACCCCCGGAGTTCCTGAAGGATCTGAGTATTTAGTACCGAAACCATCAGACCACGGATAAACACTAATCCTAGGAGAACTACTATGTGCTATGGCTATGGTTGATCCGTCAGCAGTCCAAGCAACTCCCTGACCACTACCTGTTGGTAAGGTTGAAGGATTTGAATATTTAGGACCAAAACCTGAAGCACCCCATTTATACACAGTAACGTAAGGAGAATTACCGTGTGCTACTGCTAGGTCAGTAGTGTAAACAACCCCACCCATACCAAGCAGCATTTGTTGCATAGGCATTAGCTTAACCCCGCACCTGAGATGTAGGAAATACTTGCACTTGCAAACCATATAGTAGCCATGCCACGACCAGCTAGGGTACGATTTCCAGAGCTTGCATCAGCAGTGTTGTACATAGTCATTCCAGAACCTTGAGTAATGGTTTGATCTGATCCGCTGTTGTTAATGATAGTTACAATTTCATTACCACTCATTACACTATTATTATTAGTCACACCACCAGTACTGATGTAAATAAGTCTTCCAGTATCATCAGCAGTTAATGTATATGCACTAGTTTTATTAGCTACTTTGACTTTACGAACATCACCATCTGCATCTGATAACGTTCCAGCAAACGTGGCGTTTTGTGCAGAAGATATAGTTAAAGCTGTTGTTGATGCTCCACCAGAAGGGGTTGTTTTAAATAACAATTCATCCCCTGCTGTCTGAGATTCATAAATAGAGCTAGTACCTGAATGAGCAAACTTAACTCCAGCCGTACCACCCATTTGAAACTCACCTGTTACCTTCGCTCCATCATTCGTAGTTTCGAATTTCTTACTGTCATTATAATTCAATTCAACTTGTGCATCACCAACAGCTTTTATATTTGTTTCCCAAGATCCACTCGTTTTATTCCCTATGGTAAAAGTACCGTCAGTTAATGCTTTTAAATTCCATTTATCAGCATTGTCATCACCTTCATCAGCATAAAGATAAATATCTCCATTACCTGATTCTGTACCTCGAACTATTATGCCACTGCTATATGTCTCGAAAGTTTTGATTCCATTGTGAAATAATTGTACTTCTCCGTTAGGTACTGATACGAAAACATATTCATTAACCTGATTAGTCCTAAAGGTCATATAGTCACTTTGGAGTATCAGATTTTCTCCGTTATTAGTATTATGTATTCTGGAATTCCCATCATTGTAAATCTGGAGATCTGATCCAGTACCTGCTATGAACTTTTTATCATCACCTAAATGAATATGTTCACTAGATGTCCACGCATCAGTAGCATCTACCCAATTCCAAGTTTTATCTCCATCACCTGAATCAACTGTAATACCAGCACCATCAGCTGCTGCGTCATTAGCAGCACCTTTAGCAATTTCAATGTTCTTATCAGTAACAGTCATCGTAGAGGAATTGACTGTTGTAGTTGTACCATCTACTTGAAGATTACCTCCGACAGTAACATTACCTGTAGTAGTTACAGCAGCTGCTGAAAGTAAACCAGTACTAGGATTATAAGTTAAACCAGTATCAGTTTCTATTCCTTGTGTACCTGTTGCTCCATCAACAAATGTAGGATATACTGTTTCATTAGCAGAGTTATTAGCAACTGCTGTTATGTTTGTTGCTTCTGTAGCTGTAGCAGCATTAGTAGCGTTAGAGACTGTTACTCCAGCAATTACTGTATTCAAAGCTGTACCATTAACAGTTATAGCATCAGCTTCAAGAGTACCATCAACATCTACATCACCAGAAAAATCTCCAGTTGCAGCATCTAATTCACCAGTAATAGTGAAATTAGCAGTACCTGTACCGTCTGCTCTAGCTACTGGAAAACCACCAGCTGTTGAACCGTTGTGTACTACAAGTGTTTCTTTGTCAGTATCTACAGTGACTTCGCCTTCTGCACCAGTGAAGCTACTGTGTTGTGAGGTTGTACCTCTTCTTAATTTTAATAATTTAGCCATGGTTATGAAAGTGTTCCGAAGTCTAGTTGTAAATTGTCCCCACTGACAGTTCCTACTTCAGTGAGGTTTTTATCATTGCAGTCTAAATGACCGCCTAATGCTGGTGAAGTGTCTGCTAATATTGATGTTAATCCAGTAGATATCCCAATAAATCCAGATCCATTATGATATTTTAATACGTTATTTGTACTGTCATACCATAAATCTCCTTCACTAGGACTACCGGGTGCGGATGAAGCTATTTTATATTCATTAGCATAACGGTTAACGTCAGCTATAGAACCAGCTACAGTAGTAACATTAGAACTAACTCCAGCTACTGTTGTAACGTTAGCACTGATACCTGCTACAGTTGTTATATTAGCATTGATACCTGCAACAGTATTAATATTTGTTATAGCATTTGCTACTGTATTAATATCGTTACCACTTCCTGTAGTTAAAGATGCAGTTATAAGACCTAAATCTTCTGAGAATAATAATTCTCCAGCTACTGCATTAATATTACTAGAGTTAGAATTAACAGTTGTAATAGCATTTATATTACTATTCGTAGTATTAATAGCAGCTATATTAGTAGCTACTGTATTAACATTAGATATACTACCAGCAACTGTTGTTACTTCTGTTGCTTTAGGTACTTGTCTATGGAATGTATAAGTGTTTAATGTAGAAGTTGTCTCTACAATCATTCCATAAGTGGAAGCATACGTTGTACTATTTGCTAAACCAGTAATGGTGACTGTTGAGTTCCCTACAGTACCATTAGCAATGGTTGCAACTCCAGATCCATTAGAGGTAAGGTCGCTGCTGAGAGATTTAATAGATACAAGAGTTCCAGCCCCGTTATTAATGTCAGGGTTAGCGTTAGGAAAAGATGTTTCATTTGCAATCGGTACAAAACCACCAACATCATCAATCATATCTGTGATGCGAGCATCTATAGCTGATGTGGTAGCAACTTTAGTATCAGATGCAGACCATGTTTCATCTGATCTTATTTCACTTGCGCTGCCAATCTTGTAAAAAGCAGCATCAGTTTCAGTTTCAGTATAATATCTACCGTCTAATGCTCCACTTGTTAATTCAGTTTCTGTAAAATAAACATCATTTAAGTTTTTAGATCCTACAGCGGTTACATGACCTTGTGCAGATACAGTTATATCTTGTATAACATTACCATCACTATTGTTAATAGTAGTATTAGCTCCACTGACACTATGGTTAATAGTAACCTGACCACCAGTAGCAGTCTTAGCCATATCAGTACCAGCTAAGACATCACCTTCTATAGCTGTATCTATCTTAGCACCAATTCTATTCTCAATAGCTTTAGTTGAACCTATCTTTGTATCGTCAGTTGTATACCAAGTCTCTGTACTAATAACAGTTGGGTCGCCTGTTAACCAAGCTTTATCAACTTTATCATTAGATTCTTGGGTTACATATAAGTTTTGTAATGAGTTATCGTTTAAATCATTAGAACGTATAGCAGAACCGGGATAGAAAGTAGCTTTAGGTGAATCATAAGCTGTACTTCTATATATCCTAATAGCTACATCAGTACCGGGAGGTGTAGGTGTATTAGCTGTTGTATTGTTTACAAACTGGACCGTTGTTGCATTAAGTAATCTAAAGTTTGTTGTATCTACTCCATCAAGACTTGCCTTGATATCAGTATCATCTAAATATGGGAATGTGAACGAGTAATCAGTGGTGGAATTGTTACCCGTATAAGTATTTTCAATTGTTACGGTCATTTGTTCAAGTTAAGGAGTTCTTTTAATTCATGCCTGTTTTCATGTGCTTTTAAAGCTTCAGGAATGTTACCTTGTCTGAGTGCATTTTTAATTCTAGCCTTAGATTCACCTATTGCAGAGTGTTGCTCATGATGTCTTTCTAGCCATGAACAAGCATATTTCATCGCTTGTTGATGTATTCTATTCAACTCTTGATGTACCACCAACTCTTTTATAGGGAAGTCTCTTTGTTTTTTAAGACCTCTAGCCTTGCCATACTCCTTAATTTTTTTATTCCAAAAATCATCAGGAGCATCCATCATTCTTTCTATCTGACCAGCTAGATCCATGTTCTTGGCTATCCAGTTATTTATTTTATATCTATCTTGCGTGGATATTGGATCACCAGTAATAGGATTAATCTCCAAACTACGTTGTGAGTCCCATCCTGTACTAATCAACCACTGTCTCCAAGGCTCCATATCACCATTAGATTTACCAAATGGCATAAAAGCATTAGCTGCAGCAGTTAGTGGTTCATGGAATCGTATAGGTTGACCAGTGTATATATCTAATTGATCTTGAAGTGCATCTTCAGCAGTGCCACTTCTATGCATAAACTTCCATTTGTTTTGTACTAAAGCACCCCAGTCATTTTCTACATCCTTTAACTGTGGTGTTACAGCATTATTCAATACACTCCTAATACCAGAGGTTGCAAATGGAACCATAGCATCACCTTGGTTAACCATGAATCGTTTAAATGCACCTTCATCTCCAGAGAATAAGGATACTAACGGTTCAAATCCACTAAGGAATGTCTTGTTAGCAACGTTCATGCTAATAGAGAATGCTAACTTCTGATACATCTGTTCAGTAATAGCTTGATCTACACGATTAGAGTTGTATACCAAGTCTCCTACTAGACCAAGTAGAGTATCAAATGGTTCAAATCCTTTATAGCTATGCCATTTACCTGTAATTGGATTCTTAATAGAGTTAGCCTTCCAACCCATATCTTGCATCCTCTTACGTTCACCATGGCTATGAGGACCATTACCTGTAAGGTTACCCTCAAGTGCCCATATACCAGCACCTGTTACCACTGCACCACCCATCAACTGACGACCAATGTATTCAGATTTAAGTGCTGCAAATGCTTCATCACTATACTCTAAACCATGCTCAGCTAAAGCCTCAGTCATCTCCCCTATATTTTGTGCGGAAAGAACCTTTCTAGCTTTAGTCATAACAGGGACTATGCTGCTACCCGGTGTAAATGACCAAGCAACATTTAATGCGTTAATACCTGTACGTGGGAATAAGAATAATGGTTTAGCAGCTGGAACTCGTTCAATGAACTTAGTAAAGTTTTGTGCTAGTTGACTATCTACGTTAAGTGCTATCTCTTGTGATGCTAATTTAGCTGCTTTATCTTTAAGCAAACCTGTTGCATCAAAGGATTCATCATATAGTTTACGTTGTAACTTATCGAAAGCTGCTTTACTGAAACCACCTTTGGTTTCTTCCATCATCTGGAGATAAGCTTTAGATCTTGCTGCTCCACTAGCCATCATTGAATTCGTAAATCCATCAATAGCATACATAGAGTTGATACCAAATCTAACAAATTTATTATTGTTATACCAGCTCATACCTTTAGCTAGGTTCCACATAGCAAGTTTACCAGTGTTACCTTCTCTTCTCCATACATCAGACATAGCTTCAACAGCTTCAAAGCTATCCATCTTAGCTTGTCTTAAGTCAGCCCTACCACGCATCATAGCAGCCTCAGGTTTAGAGTTAGCTAAACGCCACTCATCTCCCATCATCTTATATGCACGCTTAAGGTTCTCAGCTATACCACCATAGGTCCATTGAGCATGTTTAAATGCTTTTACATCACCTGTAAGTTTAGCACCTACAAGTACTGATGCTGGTTTGAATGCAGTTAACATACTGTTACCTGTAATAGCACGTACTGGTGCTAATCCAGATAGTATATTATTATAGCGTACACCGTTCATACCTTGTACAACAAGACTAGGTAGTTCTGGTTCACCATCTATAAATGCTTTCTTAACAAAACCTATGTTGTGTTCATGCCAACGATGTAGTTTCCAGATCTCATCAACCTTACCGTCTGTAGCTTCTAGAGCTTTAGCCATAGGTTTTAAGAACTCTGGTTTATCCTTAGCAATTTTCTTTAATACTTCAAAGTCTTTATCACTTTTAACTACAGCCTGACCAATACCTTCAGCAAACTCATCTGATTGTGTAAGTAACCACTGGTTTACTACAACTGGATCTTTAGATCTTACAAGAGTTTTAAACTCATCTGCTTTGTTAGCAATGAATCTATTAATTCTAACTTCATTATTAATTAATTGAAGTTTATCAAGTATAATCTCTTGCTGTCTGGTAGTATTAGCAATATCACCAATCATTCCTACAGCTGCAGATGCGTCAGCTACAGTACCAGCAGCTTGGTTTGTAACCATAGCTGAAGCACGCATAACTTTAGGGTTATATAAATCAGTAAAAGCTTTCGTAAAAGCTTCTGTCATAACCTGATACTCATCTGGGTTAAGGAACTTCTGTTGTTGGTAGACACCTTTTTTCATGGTGTTGATAATACCTTCCATCTGTTGTAAACTAATTTCAGGGTTGTATACCTGATCGTATAGTTTAGTGATTCCTTTATTAATTGCCTCTGGAGGTACTACACTATTTTTAATCTTAGCTCCAAGTTTAGTTGAAATCTCAGAATCAAATAATGGTTGTAGTAGTTTCCTAGCTCTACTTGCTACATCAGCATACTTAAGGTTTTCCATAAAGCCGGAGTTTACTACACCTCTAGCTCTACCGTTGGTAGTACCAATGTTGTTTTGAATACGATAGTTATCTATCTTAGCTAACTGTGGATTGATATCAACATCATCTACAGCTTTCCAAGTCTCTGCAGGTGCTTCATTAATAAATGGATCATAGGCTTTACCCTCAGGATCTTTCATTAATCGTCTTGCAGTTTCTGCACGTTGAGCTTGTGTTCTACTAGACTTTCTACCTAATACATTCTGTGTTATAGGATCTTGACCTTCAAAGCCTGTTGCATGTCTAGCTAATGCTTGTTCTGCTACTTCATCACCGGGGATAGGTTTCATTATCTTACCTAGTGAGAACGCAGCTCCTATCAAATCTACACCGACACTCAAGCCAGCTGATTCATAGATGTTCTTTTTACGGATAACATCTGGACTATCTGTGTCTCTGGTAGCCCATGGTATATCCCAACCTAACCAATCATTAAGTGTACGTGCTATATTATCCTGTTCCTTAGAATGAGAGGATATAGATGTAACTGCAGTATCTACTCCAGCATGAGCTGCAATAGTACCCAGTACACGTGTGGCTGCAGGGATGCTTCTAGCCGCTGTAGCAGCTTTAAGACTACCTGTAACAACACCACCACCAACCATTGTTGGTACAATAACTGAAGATGCATCTCTAATTATTTTATGTACAGGGTGATTAGATCTAGGTGAGTTCTCATCCCACCAATCATCTACTGGCTTTAACCAAGGTACAATACCTATAGCATCACTTACAAAATCAGCTGTACCTAGTGGTATAGCAGCAGCACCATGACCTAAGCCATGTATAAGACCTTTATCCTCTGTCTCTGGTTTAGCGTCTGGTGTAGGTACCGCTTCACCTGTTGATTCAGGTTTAGCTTGTGATTCAATGGTTTCTTGTTGAGACTTCCATTGTTGATACTTACGATTCTGTTCTCTTTCAAACTCATCTTGAGCTTCTGCATTGGCGTAATTGTCGCCACCTGCTAATGGATATTCACTCATTAACCTACCCCCATTAATTCTCTAGCTTGTGGACTGAGTACACTTGGATCTCTTAAAGATCTAGTTTGACTAAGTTGAAATCCTAACTGAACTCCAGTTGGACCTTCCTTAAGGAATGGTAAATACTCAGGTCTAATCCTACTATGAGCTTCTTTTGAAATAGCGTGCCATTTCTTATCTAATTCAAGCTCTGGATCATGTAGTTTAGCTTGAGCTTCTAGAAACTCTAGTATATCCCAACCATACTTTTCACAAAGATGTAAAGCATCCTCTGGGAAACCTTTAACTCTACCAGTATTAGCTTCTTTAATCCATTTAGTAGCTGTAGCCCCCTGCATCATAGGTTTTGTCTGCCACATGTCAGGATCGTCACGAACCATTTCTGTAGTAAACTCACTAGCTGGGTATGCTATACGTTCAGCTGGTAGATGGTGTTTAGTGAAATGAGGGTTCTGTATTACATTACCATTGATTGTAGTACGCTCAGTAATATGGTATTTATCATTAGCTTTTAAATCAGCTTGAAACATCTGAAGAGCTAACTTTTTAGCTTCTTCTTTGTTACCTTGGAATTTTATCATTCCCATCTTATAATACTGTCTCATATCATTATGTGCAGTATCTGCAGCTAATTTAGAAGACAGAATATATTTAGATTCAACACCATAAGATTGTAATATCTGTTCTATAGCACGCTTACCTGTATCTTTAAACAAGGCATCAGTATCGTCATCAGGTGCAAACTGACTGTTTTCTTTTGCTTTCTTTAACCAGTCTAGTTCTGTTTTTGGAGTAAGTCTAGCATCAATAACAGCTTTTTTAGTTAACATATTATTAACAAGAAGTTTTTCAAGATGAGGTACGTTAGCAATATCGTTAATACCTTCATTAGAAACCTTCATCAACCTTTGTAACATATCTTGCATCGGTTTATTGTTAACACTAACAGCTTGCTTATACAAAGACATTAATTCTTGATTAGTTACTTCATCATAACGATCCATTAATCCAACTTCTAATTGAATTGATTTCATTTTATTATCAGTACTGGTAGCACCTAATCTTCTTTCAGCTAATGTAGCTTGTTCAAAGTCATACTTATCCTTAGCTTTAACTATATCCTCTAGTTTTTTCCAGTTACGTTCACCCCATTTAACACCCGGCATGAATTCATATTGAGCTAATTTAACTATAAAGTCATTAGTAATACGACCTTCACCAGCCATTGCTACTAAATGCTTATCAACTGTAGCTACAGCCCATGCTCTGTTAGCCTTATCTCCACCAGAGATGGTTTCAATGTGATCGAATACACCTTTAGGTCCATTTATTTGAAGTTCATTCCACAGACCTTCTCTGTATTTTCTATTTTCATTCTCTTGTATAACAGTACGGGTCTTTTCACGTAATGCTGATACACCTCTAGCCTGATGTTTAAAGATCCGTTCTCTGGCATGTGTTACCAGCAGATCAGAATCTAAACTTTTGAGATGAGGTTGGTTAAAATAAGTACTTAATAATCTTGCATCAACAGCTGCTAATATTTCAGTGTTACCACTAGCTATAGCAGAAGCTTTAGAGTGTCTACCTAAATTATTACCTAGTTCAAAAACTTCAGTATATTTGGTATCTTCCCAACCTGCAAAATCACGACCAGCTCTGATGGCAACGCCTTCAGATAATCCTAATCGTTCGTAACCATTTAGCCTAGATGCTTGTTCAATCTCTTCCCAACTGGCACCACGTTCTCTCATTTTATTACGAAGAGAGTTGTTAGCACCAGCCTTTTCTTTTAGATGACCTCTAATACCTTGCTGAGCACCGTAGTCTTCAGCTGTGAGGCCATACTTAAACGCAAGCATCTGACCAAATGCCTTGCCATCCTTCTCACGTTTATCATCAATCTTATTCCATACCTTATTAATTGTAGGAGAAAGTTGTTGTAAATCGCTGAGTACTCCTTTATTAGCATTCTTTACTCTACTGGTTGCCTCGTCAATCTTAGTTTTATGATTAACTTTAACAGCATCTATGAAGCTTTTAGAAAGCTCCATCTCCCATTTCCTAGTTCTTTCACGGTCCTTTTGTTCCGCTATAAACTTGGTTTCTAAATTTCCTATATGTTTAATCGACTTAGCTTCTTCAGCTTTTAGTCGTTTAGACATTTTCTTTAGTGTCGCCTGACCTTCCCGTAGGATACCTTCAGCCGCATTCTCAACTTTTATTGTGTTTGATTCCACGCTGCTCGCCTTGGCTGAGCTTTGGAATAAATTAGACATAGTTTATTTGCCGGGTATAAGACTCATTACCTGACCAACCTTACTTAATATACCTGCTTGAGGTACAGTGTTAGCACCAAGCACAGGCTTAGGTGGTGGGGTTGGTTTCTGTGGATCAATGTATGTAGTATCAGGTATCTGTAGTGGTTTGGATTCTGCAGGTTGTGGAGTAGGTCTGGCAGTCATCAACGTAGCTGCTTGTATATCTTGTTGATACTTATCCATAGTAATTCTATTCCTATCAGCTGCATCTTGTTCTCCAGCACTAATAATAGATTGTTGTATTTGCTCTCGTCCAAACTCCGTACGTTCTTTAAGTTGTTTAAACTTAAGTCCAATACCTTGTTCAGCTGTTTCTGCATCCTGTACAGAATTAAGCAAAGTATTATTTATTTGTCGATAGTTTAAATTAGATAACTTATCTTTATGCGACAGAGTTTCAGATACTCGTCGCTTATCAAGTAGGTATTTAGATTCAGCTCTACTAATAGAATCTGCCATAGCAGCTTGGCCTTGACCATAACTTGCTAGTAAAGATGCTATTGCTTTTTGAGCTGATCTACCTGATTGACCTAAGTTTTGTTGTTGACCTCTGGCTTGTATGTTTTCCAGTCGAGACTGTTGGGATTTAAACGACATATCAGCTTTTGTGGCTGCTAACCCTTCTCTAAGTCCAGCAAAATCCAAAGCTGCTTGAGCTGCATCCCAGTCTCGATTTATACCAGTTTGATCTATTTGAAGTGTAGCTAGATTCTGTGCCTGACCGACTTTTGTTTCTAACCCTTCTATATCTAAATCTGCTTGTTCTGCCGTCTCATAATATTTCATTAAGAGATCTTGGTTTTGATAACCAAACGCAATTAGTTGATCTTGATACGCTCGATTGGCATCATTAATTGCTATCTCTTCTGCTATATTATTATAATCTATCTGTTCTTCATAGGATGCTACCCCAGCATTATAAGCTTCTACCTCCTTACTGTACTCATACAGTCGCATGTTTTCTCTATTCTGCCATGCATTAAACTCTGCTTGTTCTTTAGCTGCATTCAAAGCAGATTGATTCATCTTTTGAGCAGCTAAACCTTCTTGTGCAAATGCATAGTTATCTTGAGCTGTGGCCCAGTTATAAGCCCACATCTCATTGTTCATATGCCACTGCTGCTTCAATGCTTTTTCATTTAGATCAGATGGGTCTTCCCCAAATAACCAATCCATTAAACCCATAATTAACTCCTCCTATAATAACGTGGAACATAGTTCCCTTCCCACATCATTGAAGTCAGAGAGACTGGGAACGGTGAGTCACTAAAGACTCTAAGTAAAAAGTTTTCTGTACGTTGGTGTACAGGTATAGTATATACTGCTTGATCTATGAATGGAACATCACTAGCTAGGTATTGGTTAGCTTCTTGTACTGGTTGTATATCATACCAGTTATCTTCATAGATTGTTATTTGAACTGGTAAGGTTTTGATAGTTACTTTAGCGTTTCCACCACCACCTGATATGGTGATGACCTCCTCTGGTTTATATCCAGATCCTTTTTCAGCTACAGTAACTCCAGTGACTGCACCTCCAGACGTGGTTAGATTTAATGTTAAACCTGTACCACTACCACCTGTAGTAGCTACTCCATTAGCGTTTGAATAGCCTGTACCATTACCAGAGGCAATGTTGTGGAATGTCATTGTAGCAGGTGCTGAACCCATAGTTACTTTAATAGGAACTTCAACAGCTGCACTATTAATAGTTACACTACCGGGAGCTTCTATTGTAAAATCAGATGTGTTGGTACCGTCTAGTTTTATTTTAATATCATCTTTATCATCCACTTCAAATGGTAAGGTAAATACTGTAGTACTACCATCACCTTCAAAGTCTTTATACTTACCACGTAAGCCGTTGGCACTCATTTTAAATCCAACAGTACTAGATCTACCTACTGATAGTTTCATCCTAGCTATAGTCAGTTTAGATGTATAATCTGATATACCTTTATCTAATTGGAAATATGTTCTAGGTAGTGTTATATCATAATCAAATGTATAACCTACAATAACTTTAGTTTTAACATCGTTAGCGGATAAATCTATATTCTCTGCTAAGAAATAAGGTCCATTACCATCTGATCCTCTGGTTGGTGTAATCACTAGACCAGTAGGTACATCAGTAGTAAAGTTAGCTGCAGCATCACCAGCAATAGTGATGATAGGTATAGCTGAAGTTATATCTGTATAAGGTATATAGCATTTACTGTCGCCTGTTGCAGTATCATATGTAACAGTATGAGTACCACCAGCATTACCAGCTTTACTATATAAATCCATATAAGGATTGATTTTTATACCATCTGTAGTAGTGATAACCTCATCTTCAGCAGTAGCACTAAGGTTAGCACTCATTAGAACATATCTAAATGTATTTGTAGCAGTTGTTACTTTGACTATAGTATATACAACATCAGAATCAACAACAAAATGATGTACATTACCCGGTAGTTTCCAACTAAACCAAGCCTGTAATACATTCTGATTGCCTTCAGTATGTGTTCTATAGAAATATACAGTGTCTAAAGTAGATCCATATAAAGCTATAAATGAGTTCTGAGGACTAGCAATTAATGTATCTATAGTCTGTGGTATATACTCATCTACAACCTTACCTAAATTAGTTACCTCTGGTATCTGACCTTCTCCTCTGGGAGTCATACCAAACACTCTAGCATAAGCTGGTGTCTTACTTACAAAGTTAATATTAGTACCCACATCAACAGGGTCTATATTCTTATCCATTGCAAAGTTAGACAACCCACGTATTAGAGCTGTTATGGGTGATAGGTTACCATCAGCAGAGTACATAATAAACTGCTGGTTTTCAGAGAATAGTATCAAACCAGATGCTACTGGTATAACACCATGTAGAACTGCAGGTCTGATGCTAGAACAATTCAAATCAACAGGGTCTGATGCACTAACTGTCTGAGCTGTAATACTATATAGATTATAGAATTCTCCTGATTGACTTAAGATAACGTTATCTTCAGATAGAAAACCAAGTCTATTATTATAGAAAAAGGTTTGTTCTATAGTCTTACCGTTAAATGATGGATGAGAATTAGTTGTATCATCTCCTACTAATCTATTAGTCCATGTAATTGGTCTAAAGACAAAGGTATCAGTAGAACTATTGACTAATTCATGTGGCATTGTAGAAGCTGTCAAACCCGGAGACATACCATGTCCTAAGGTTTCTTCCCAATATCCTTCACCAGTACCACTACCAGCATTAGCTACAAACTTAGCGTAGTAATCATCTGCACCTGTAGCAGCTGTATTAACTATCTGAACTACTCTATCATGTTTAGATTCTGTAGGTAATTCAGCTATTGTATTAACTGTATCTTGGTAACTACTTAATTGTTGACCGTCAATACCAGCGTCTGTTGTTATTGTAAAGTCAGCAGAATGAGTTAACTCAAGTGAACCGTTTAATTTAGTGACACTTAAACCAGATATACTTAATCCATTTAAAGCACTTTCTAATCCAGTTAATATCTCAGAAGCTGTAGCTGATGAATCACTTGTAAACGTAGCAGTTTGTGTACTACCACCTGTTGTTATATATACTTTATAAGCTGAACTATTATCAACACCAAGTAATCTAATTGTAGCTTGACGTTTAGAATCGAAAGTAGCACCTGTTTGTACACCTACTGTTTTAGTTTTATTAGTAATAATAGATGTATCTTGTACAGTTAAGATATGGTAATCATTTTTAACTACACTATTAAGATATGCTTGGGAGCTACTAGGATAAGTTACAGCTGCCTTTGCTTTTGTTTCAGCATTCCAAATATGTATCTTAGCATTGTTAGCTGTGCCATTACCTACAATACATCCTATATATTTTTCATCATTATCACGGTGGATGTAAAACCATTTACCTGTATCTAAATCAGTAGCATCAAAGTCGGAACCATCAGTACCAGCTTCGTCACCACCTCCATCTTTAAGAGTGGTTATAAATTTAAGTCCCGGTCTTTTCTGTAGACCAAATGTAGGATCAGGGTAAGCATTAAGAGCTTCACGAACTTGACCCGGAAACTTCTTATCATCTGGTTGCTTAGATACCCCACCTAAATAATTCGGGACACGTTGTGTAACACTTGCCATTAGCGTTGTAAAGCTGTATAAGGTTTATAACTGGTGTAATGTCTATTACCTTCTGGGTGTCCAAAGATAGTAAAGTCACCTTGATTGCATTCGTACTCTAGTGCGTTAGCTCTAGCCAATGCTTCTCTTTGTTGTAATGTCTGGATCAAAGCTGGATCTCCTACAATACGTTGTGCTGTAATTGTAGCAGCTTTAGCTGTGATATAGTTCTGTATTGGTTGAGGTAGATCTACCCAATCAAACCACCATGTCACATCCACTTCCCATGTATCATTAGCAACAGTACCTAATTCATATTTATGGTTATATCTATCATATAATTTTCCATCTCTTCTAACTACATCTATATCACCTTTATATGATTCAGAGAAATCTATCTGTAACATATTGGTTGGTATCTCGTATTGCTTATTATTATCTGTAGTTATTTCATATTCAAATTCTTGGTTGAAAGTCCAACCTTCTCCTTGTACTTCTTTTGATACCTCTAACAACGTATCGTATGCAATCGCAACGTCTGGGTTGGTTTGATCAAGTGTTGTTACAGGAGCCTGACCTACTGATGCAAGTATTTGATTAACAGCAGGTAATTCTTTTGTAGCATTAGTGGTAGGTATAGGCATAATAATTTTTATGAATAAAAAAAAGGGAGCCGAAGCTCCCCATGTTTATCTGGATACTGTTGGAGTATCGCACTCTACGCCTGTATAAGCGAAGCGTAGGTTTTTAGTTTCAGACTTTACATCTGATCTTGAGAAACTACCACCTTCAGTTTGCGATACAGAAGCACGCAAAGCTGTAGTAGTAGAGGTTGCACCAGAAACACCATTGTTTCCAGCGGCTGTTGCAGCATTAGCCATAATTAAAATTTATATTAAGCTTCCCCTCTAGCAGATAGACCATCCGATTGGACTTGTCTACCATACTCTAAAGGTGTTAACGCATTAGTTGTAGTAGAACCTACTCCACCACTAATACCATTAGAAGCGGAGATAGTTCTAGTCTTTGAAACTCCCGGTGTAACTGACATAGTTTACCTCAAGCAGTTTGGATTTCAATAGCAGCAGCAGGGTTAAGTGTACCGACGCCCATTGCGAGCCTTCCGACAATTAAATCCCCTTGGTACATTGTTTTTACGTCATGACCACTTGTTTGTACTTGTGGACCGATTGCTTCTACTACACCAGCTGCGTCTTTCTGATAGATAAGACCAGCGTGCTGTGAGAAGTCACCGTTGTATGCATTGTTCTCACCAGCTTGTGAATTAACTGTACCAGCTTTGAAAGGTAGGTTGTTAGAACGCTTGATGTCGATACCTGCAATAGATACAAGACCTTCACCAGAGTTCAAGTTACCTTGTGAGTTACCATAGTCACGGTTCAAGATGTTTGAATCAACTTGAGAGACTAGTGCATAGTACTGTCTTGGAGATAGTACAGCTGTTCTACCAGACTTAGGTAGATTTTTTTCATCAAGGATTGATGCTGCTTCAAAGAAGGCATCAACTAAACGCTGAGCATCATACTCATTGTTAGCTCCTATCTTGATGATAGAACCACCGGGTTCTGGACCGGGTGATGCTGTTATAGGATGTGCTTCACGAGCTGCTAGTGCAACTGTACGGAAGACTTTCTTGTCATAAGCTTCAGCAAGAGCGTGACCAATCTTCTTGGAAATCTCTGACCTAAGTGAGTAATGAGCAAGTGTCTCGTCTAAATCATAAACGAAAGCAGAGCTGATTAGAAGGTCATCACAGACGATGGTCTTCTCAGCTACTGGAGGATCACCAGATCCGAGGATTGGTTCTCCGGGTGTGTGGTATGCAGCTTGCATACGACCTGTAAAGATGAACTGTAGTGACTTACCGTTCTTTAGTTGACGGTTCTGTACAGTACCCTTTGCAATTGTTGCTGATTCATAGGCTTTAAATAGTTCACCTGAGAACAGCTTGAGATAGGTAGCATACTTAGTATCATACGCAACGCCTAAACCTAATGGGGTTTGGCTGGTATTATTAATACTACCTATACTGGTTGCTAAAGTATTAGCCATTTCAATAGAGAGTGTGTATAGTTTACGGACTCTCGAACGTTCAAGATATTATTCAGTTGTAGGTTGTGGTCTTTTCCCACCGTCGACGGCTGAGGGTATCCAAATGTTTTCTCCGTAGATAGTCATTCGGGCCAGAGCCAAAGCGAGTGAGGGGAATCGAACCCCTGTTAAGTTAGATTGGAAATCTACTTTCTTCCATTGACACCCGCTGAGTACATTCTCTACTATGAAAGTTGATGTGTAGTACTTCTATGTGTATGAAAAAGGCTAGAGCCATAAAGACTACTAGCCATAGTTCATTGAACTTCTTCACTTAGAACTTCATGTACTCAATATATGAGCCAGCCTTTAAGTTAAGGTCAGATGCATGGCTTGTGTTCTGAGCAATTTGAATCGCTAGATCACCAGCTGTAGCACCGTTCACTACACTACCATCGATAGCGTATAGAACTGTACCATCAGAAGAACCTGTTAGAGTTGCTTCTGCTACACCAGTTGCTGTAACTTCAAATGCTGTTGTTAGAGCATCTGTGCCACCAGCTGCTGGTAATGCAGAGATGTGTGATACACCACGGAATGCAGAGCAACCGCTAGGTGTTGTAATCTTATACTTAAGATCACAGTCAGCATCAACAACAAAGTCAAGCCAAACTCTAAATACAAGGCGTTCGTACTTGCCTAAAGAAACACTCAAAGGTGTTCTATAAGTAGCACCATCAGAACCACCACTAGGAAGGTTACCGCCAGAGTCAGCTGAGTCAATTATGTAGTCATTAGCAACTACTTTACCAGAGAAGAATTCACCGGGAGAATATACAACTGTACCATCT